CCAATTTGCTTTCTCCTATTGGTTTTAAGTTAACAATCAATAACGAAAAATACGCGAACACGGAATTCTTTGTTACCAACTTTGGAATTCCAGAAATCTCGACCGAGGAAGTAGGAGTGAAGTTTAGAGGAGAGACGGCTTATACATCTGGCGAACAAAGGCAATTCGGTGCACTGTCTTTACGAATGGCAATTGATGAAGATATGAAAAACTACACTGAAATATATGATTGGTTGAAACGTAATACCGAAGGTCATGAAGAATCCGATATGATTTTATCTGTTATGTCAAGTCATAGCTCTGTGAATAAGCAGTTCCAATTTAAAAATGCTTTTCCTACATCATTAGGCGGCGTAGAATTTAGTACGCAGTCAACGGACGTTGACTATCTTCAAGCAGATGTTTCGTTTAGATATACTGAATTTCTAATCTTGAAGTAAAGATAAATAAATATAGTATGCTTGATTTGAATGATATATTAACTATGTGGAAAAAGGATTCTGTTATCGACGAAATTTGTCTTGATGAAGAAACAATTAAATCCTCTAAGTTGCACGCGAAATACCTTGAACTTTTTTCTATGGCGAAACTCGTTTTAAAGAAAAGAGAGATGGAACTACAATCAATGAAAAAAGATAAGTGGCTCTACTATAATGGTAAAATGACGAAAGAAGATATGGATTCTCGTAAATGGGAATACGACCCATTTGATGGAATGACCAAACCAATGAAATCCGACATGGATATGTATTACTCGACAGATGATGATTTAGTTAAAATTACTGCTAAGATCGATTATCAGAAAACTATCATTGAAACTCTCGAAGAGATCATGGGAAATATTCGTTGGAGACATAATGCAGTTAAAAATATTTTAGACTTTAAAAAGTTTACATCGGGAATGTAATGTTATTTGCGACAAAAAAGGATGAGTCGAAAGTGCTCATAACAAGCGAGGATAGTGGCATTTTAATGGAGCTACATGAATATTTTAGCTTTTACGCTGAAGGGTATAAGTTCATGCCTGCTTATCGTAATAAAATGTGGGATGGTAAAATAAGACTTTTCGATAGACGCACACAAACTTTACCGCATGGTTTACTAGAACAGGTTAATAACTTTTGTTATGAAAGAGGTTACACGTTTAAGATAGACGATAATCTTAAAGAAAAATTCGTTGAAAAAGACGATCTCATAAACTTCGTAAATACCCTAACAATTGGGAGTAAAGAAAAGGTAATTACACCTCGTGATTATCAGATAGATGCTTTTATTCACGCCTTACAGCGAAAAAGATCCATACTTATTTCTCCAACAGGTTCTGGTAAATCGTTGATAATCTACCTATTGATGCGGTATTATTTGAATCACGAATTAGACAAGAAAATTTTAATCGTAGTTCCTACAACATCTTTGGTTGAACAAATGTATAAAGATTTTCAAGCGTATTCTTTGTGTGATAACGATTTTGATGTAGAAGAAGATGCACATAGAATATACTCAGGAAAAGAAAAAATAAACTTCGATGCATCAGTAGTTATAACAACATGGCAAAGTGCTATTAAGTTACCTGCATCTTGGTTCACTCAATATGGTATGGTAGTTGGTGATGAAGCTCACACCTTTAAAGCGAAATCGTTAACAACTATCATGAATCGATTGGTGAATGCGAATTTAAGAGTTGGTACAACTGGCACAATAGACAATGCAATCGCTAATCAGATGACGCTTGAAGGTAATTTTGGACCAGTTAATAAAGTGATAAGCACAAAAGAACTTATCGATTCTGATACTTTATCACAACTCACTGTGCAATGTTTAGTTCTTAAATACAGCGAAGAAGAAAGAAAACTTTGCAGAGGACTAAAATACCAAGAAGAAATTGATTTTATTGTTTCACACGAAAAAAGAAATAGGTTTATCGTAAATTTAACATGTGATCAAAAAGGTAACTCACTTGTTTTATATAACCTTGTCCATAAGCATGGTAAACCTCTTTATGACTCGTTCGTAGAAAAATTGAAAGGCACTGGTCGTAAAGTCTTTTTCGTTTCTGGTGCAGTGAACGCAGAAGAGCGAGAAAGAATACGCGAAATCACTGAAAAAGAAAAGAACGCTATTATCGTTGCGAGTGTTGGAACCTTTTCGACAGGTATAAATATAGTTAACCTCCACAACATCGTGTTCGCATCACCTACTAAATCACAAATACGAGTTTTACAATCTATTGGACGAGGTCTAAGAAAAACGGAAGACGGACAAGGTACAACAATTTATGATTTAGCAGATGATCTTGCATGGAAAAAGAAAAAGAATTACACGCTCAACCATGCTATTCAAAGAGTTAAAATATACACCATAGAAAAGTTTAAATACAAAATTCACGAAGTCCCAGTATGAATAAAGCTATAGACGAGTATCTTAGTAAATTTGAGACGGTTGCGTACCGGCTTTCAGATAAAAGTCATATCGTAGGTGTAGAGGATGCATATGATGATGAAAGGAACATGGTCTATATAAGTAATCCTGTAGAAGTATATCACGAAAATGGAACAACCTATATGACTCCTTGGGTATTTCCAAGTAACGAAGAATGTGTAGGGATTAGTATGGATAACGTAATCACATCCATTATACCAGATGCTGATACTCAATTAAGTTATCACAGATATGTAATCAAATCAAGATTAGATAAACATATGTCCAATGAAGAAGTAAATATTATTATGGATCTATTATTTAATCCTCCAGTTGATAATCTAGATAGTGGTATTAATAACTCCAATGTTTATGATCCTTATAAAGGATTAGAGTGGAGGAAATATTATAACAATTAAAGATAGTATTCTTTGTTTGTTCTTAATTATTATACCAAGTAATTGGAGACTTGTACATAAAAAAATTCACTTTATAGCACTTTTTTTATGTACAAACACGTCGTTATAGTGTATAATATATCATAATGAAAAAGAAAGCCAAAGATAAACCACACTACGTGAATAACCGAGAGTTTTCTACATCGGTTGTCGAATATGTTAACTCAGTTAATGAAGCAAAAGAACATGGTAAAGAGGAACCGCGCATTACAGAGTACATTGGTACATGTTTTTTAAAAATCGCTGAAGGACTTTCGCATAAACCCAATTTTTATGGGTACACCTATCGTGAAGAAATGGTTATGGATGCAGTAGAAAACTGTATTAAAGCTATTATGAATTACAACATTGAAAAGGCGACTCGTACTGGACTACCTAATGCATTCTCGTACTTCACACAGATAAGCTATTTTGCATTCTTACGCCGAATAGCTAAAGAAAAAAAATACCAAGACGTTAAAGATTTATTTAAAGAACATGCAGACGCTGAAAGCTTTATGGATTCTGATAATCATATTGATGCATCAGGAATAGTTAATCGTGTTAGATATAGAAGTCAAGCTCTAAGAAAAAGAGATACTGCTCGTAAGAACTTTGCGAAAAAGATTAATAAAACCAAAAGGTCTCAGAAAGGTACTGATGGCAAATTAGATAACTTTATTTAGTATGCGAATTGCAATCATCAATGATACACACTTCGGTGTTAAGAATGGGTCGGACATATATCTTAAGTATGCTGAGAAGTTTTACGACAATATCTTTTTTCCGTATCTTCTAAAGAATAATATTAAAGACATTATTCATCTCGGCGATTATTTCGAGCATAGAAAATATGTAAACTATAAAGTCTTAAAGCGCAATCATGATATGTTTATTTCTAAACTATATGATTATGATATTCACATGGACATTATTCCTGGAAATCATTGTGTTTATTACAAGAATACCAATAAACTCAATTCGCTTACACAAATATTAGAAAAGTATAATGACCGTATTAGAATCCACATGGATCCAACGGTAAATTCGTATGATGGTTTAAATATTGGGTTGCTCCCTTGGATCTGTGAAGAGAACCGTGATGTATCGATGGAATTTATTAAAAATTCTTCAGCGTCTATTCTTATGGGACATTTGGAGTTGGGTGGATTCAAATACATGGCTAATGCGAATATACAATCCCACGGCATGGATAAGAGCGTGTTCGATAGATACGAGGCGGTGTATTCCGGGCATTATCACACAAAAAGTAGTCAGGGAAATGTGACGTATCTAGGAACGCAGTATGAGTTGACATGGTCAGATGCCAATGATCCAAAGTACTTCCACATTTTAGACACTGAAAGTCGTGAGATAGAAGCAGTACGCAATCCTTATACACTTTTCCAAAAACTTTACTATGATGAAGACAAGGTTGCAGATTTTACACCGAGTTCAATTAAGGATACATACATTAAAATAATTGTAACTAACAAAAAGGATCTTTATAAATTTGATAAGTATGTTGAAGCTTTATACGATTGCAATCCGTATGAAATAAAAATTATTGAAAACTTTGATGATTATAACGGTGAAAATGTAGAGGACACTGATGTAAAGGTTGATGATACCGCAACGCTTTTAAACACATACATTGATGCCATTGAAACTCCACTTGATCAAGACACTTTGAAAAAGATGATGCAAGAGCTTCTGATTGAGGCACAGACAATTGATACGATATAATGATTACATTCAAAAAATTAAAATACAAAAACTTCCTATCAACGGGTGATAAAGAAACGACGATTAATCTTAATGAGGATTCCGCAACGCTTATCGTTGGTGCAAATGGTGCTGGTAAATCTACGATGCTAGATGCTTTATCTTTTGCACTATTTGGTAAACCTCACCGCAACATCAATAAGCCTCAGTTAATTAATTCGATTAATAACAAACAATGTTTAGTTGAGGTTGAATTCGATGTTGGCACCTTTAAATATAAGATTATTCGAGGCATGAAGCCAAACATATTTGAAGTGTATAAAAATGGAAAGCTTCTTGATCAGGAATCACATAGCCGCGACTATCAGAAAATAATCGAACAAAACATTTTAAAACTCAACCACAAGTCATTTCATCAGGTGGTTGTATTAGGCTCCTCTAATTTTGTTCCTTTTATGCAATTGCCTTCCTATCAAAGAAGAAACGTGATTGAAGAACTTTTAGACATTGGTGTATTCACTAAAATGAATAACGTTCTTAAAGAAAAGAGTAATCAATTGCGAAATAAGATTACTCAAACTGATAGCGATATCGCAATTCTAAAGGAAAGAATAGATCTTCAAGAAAAGCATATTTCTGAATTGAAAAAAATAGATTCTTCACAAGAGAAAAAACGAATTGCCGAAGTTAAAACATTGAATGAAGAAATTGATAGTCTTAACGCGAGCAATAATAGTTTGCAAGTAGAATATGATAAAGACTATGCCAACGCAGTTGCTTCACACACAGCCTCGACAAAAGGCAAAACTGAATTAGAAATTAAGAAAAATGCTTTAAAGCAAGAAATGGATTCTGTTGTTTCAGAATCGCAATTCTACGAAAAAAACGATTATTGTCCAACGTGTTCGCAAGATATATCAGAAGAGTTGAAATCAGAAAAGAGAATAGGCTGTAAGACTACAGCTAAAAAACTTAATACATCATACATGCTTTTAAAGGACCACTTGGTATCAGCCCAGAGTAAAATTGATACGTTGTATGCCAAAGTCGTACATTTGAATGAAGTTAATAGTAGTATTCGCCAAAACGAATCGAAAATCAAAATTCTTAATAATAGGCTTTCTGACTTATATAAGTGCGGTAGTGTAAATGATACGAAATCGGCTGAAGCAAAATTAAAAGTAGATAGGAAAAAGAGTGACAATCTGTTTGAGATTAAAGCCAGTCAATCGTCTTTAAACGCATATTTCGATGCAATTGGCGAACT